GCCAAGTTCTCGTCCAAACTGCAACGTTCAGGGATAGAACGGCAGCCGGTAGCTCGTCCAGCCGAGCGCACCGCTCAACCACATCACCACCGCGATAATGCACAACAACGCGACGATGATCTGGCCGACCTTGTAGACCATCGGGTCGATCGGAATGCCCATCCATCTCAACAGCCAAACGATCAGGGCGGCGATCAGGACGATGATCGCGATATGCAGGCAGAGGTAGAGGAACGAGATCAGCAACGACATGGTGTCCTCCTAGGTTACCCGCTCCGGTGCAGTGCGCTCGATGAGCTCAACCTCTTCGCACCATGGCCGCAGCAACTCGCGCCATGTGTACGGCCCGACGATGCCGTCATCCTCGAGGTCTTTGTCGCGCTGAAACTGCTGCACCGCGATCTTGGTGTTCTTGCCGAACTCGCGGTCGCAATCCTTCAGCGGCAGGTGCAGGCAGGTCTGCATCATCTCGACATAGAAGCCCTTCGACCCGACGCGCAGCACCGGCAGATCAATCGGCGCGGCTTCCATGTCGGGGATGAACGCAGCCTGCCCGAGATCCCACTCGCTGGCGTCGTCGTACAGCGAGGCCTCGTCGCCGACCGAGACATGGACGTGCAACGAATGCGGATTGCTTCCGGTGTACTTGCGCCATAGCCACGGCGACGGCCCGACGTTGCCGCTGAAGATCCGATAGTTGCTGATGACGTACTTGATGCGCGGGTCTTTCTTGGTGCGCAGCATTTCGGCGAACTTGTAGCTATCGCAACCGCCGGCCGGGTCATGCGTGAAATCCTGCGCCTGGACGATGCCCTTCTTGTTCGGGTTGTGGTCGCTCTTGCGCGAGGAATGGGCCTCGTCGCCGATCCAACCGTCGCTCGCCTTGCTGCGATCTGGCGCCGCCGCGTTGACCTGCTCCAGCAGCTTAGCTGTCGCGTTCGCTCTTCTGGCCATGCTGGTTTTCCTGCGGTGGTGCTTCGCTGCCACGCCGATCCTGCGGCGCCGGGACGATGCATTGCGACAGAAGCTTCTGCACCTCGCCCTGCATCTGCACGAACAACTTGACGTTATCGGCGCGCTGCGAATTGAAGATCGAGCTTTGGTAATAGACAAACCCGATCAGCGCAAAGTTCATCACCACCAAAGCGAGCGCCAGCGGCTCGCGCTTCAGCGCATCCATGAAGCTCATCGCGGCAGCGCCGGTGGCCTGGATCGGGCTCATGTCAGCGTGATCTTCGGATCGAAGTAATATGTGGTTGACGCCTTCGCGGCCCGCACCCGCGCGTGGATGTATCCGGCCATCGCGGGCTGCGGCGACGACAGCGTGGTCGTGAGCTTGAACGGAGTAAAGAACGTGCCGTCGTCGAGCCAATTACCGAACCCGGACGGCGCGGCGTTGGCGTAGGACACCTGGCCGCAGTTCATCGTGAACCCATCGCCCGCCACCGAGCCGGTATTGCCGAGCGAGACGGCCGGGCCAAACAACCCGGAAGCAAGAGTAAAGCCGCCCGTGTTGGTTGCCGGATTAGCCGTGCCGCTGTTGTTCCAGTTGCCGGCACTCTTGCGAAACCAGATCCTGTGGTTGTCGAGATCGGTGGCAATCCCGATCACGTCGCCTGCGGTAAACGACGTGCTCAGGCTTCCCGTGTTGCTATTGTTGGAATAAATCTGACCGGGGCCGAAATTGAGAAACACCACACCGCTGTTGTTGCCGTTGTTCATGTCGCTGGCGGTGCCGGTTGACAGCACAATGCCGATGGCATCCGAACTGCCATGCGAGGCGATATACGTAAACTCATGATAGTATTTCCCTGTGCTCCTGGTGACCGTCGTTCGTGCGGCCACCGGCGTCGTTGACGATGCGGTGCGCAATGCCGTCCGGTTGCTGTTCGACAACGTGAAGCTTGACGAACTAGGGCCATCGAACACCTGCGACGCAGGACCGATAGTCGTGCCGTTGTTCCAGGTCGATGCGTCCGACGAAACTGCGGCGTTGGCCGCCAGCACATTTGCTTTGGTTGTCGTGATCATCGTGCCGAGCGGGCTGGCCGACGAGCCGAGGTATTCCACTTCGAGCCAGACGTCATCGTTATTTGGCACCGCAGCTGCGAGTGCCAAACCATACACCGTCACCGTGACGTTCGCGCCGGTCGTTGCATTCCAGATCGCATACGGCTCGGCCTTGAAGGGCCGCAGCCATTGCGCATTAGCGGTGGTGACAATCTTGCGCGACTGCGCTTGGCCTGCCGGATCGCTTGCGCCGCCGACGCGGGTGATGGACGTCTCGGTGGTCTCGGCACCGTCGTAGGAATACCGCACCGACTTGTAGCCTGTCGCGCCGCTGTCACAGCGGACAAATTGCGCCGTGTTTCCCAGCCCGGTGAATGTCTGTGCCGTCAGCGCGGCATTCAATTTGCAGTCCTTGACGAGCACACTGGAAACAACCATGCCCGTATTGAAAATAGGAGCAGTCAGTTGGCTTAGATCAAGCGCCTCCAGTACGGCAGATCCGGTACCGGACAAGTTTATGAGATAAACAGTTGGAACCGTGGAACCGGAAACCAGAACCGGCGTCGCGGTGTTCTGCCAGATAAAACTGCCCGCGGCGATGATGGCCTGCCCGGTGCCGCCGAATTTCATTGTCGTGTTGTTGAATACCGTTGTGACACTACCGCCCAGCGACAATGTTGCGTTGGTGGCATGGTTGAATTGAAAAGAACAACGATCGACAAAGACAAAAGCCCCGGCTCCCGGCGCAAAGGTAAAATTGGTCGAGCCGTTGACGAACGTAATTCCATAGAAATAGAACGTGCCGATGCCGCCGCCGTTGAAGCACAAGAAGTTGGCGCCCGTCAGCGTGATGCTTGCCCCGGCCATGACATCGCCGGTCGCGGGCGGATAGCTGCCGGAATGATTGTGACAGACAATCTTGGTGACGGTCGCAAGGCTTCCGGGCGGATTGATCTGCGTCGTTGCGTTGTTCGTCTCGGCGTGATTGTCGCCAACAAAAGTCGTATTGCCTGCAATAGCCCATGTGCCGCTGTTCACGGCATTGCTGATCCGCGCGTGCGGCGCCTGCCCGCCGGTGAAGTTGCCGACCGGGCCGATGCAGGTCCAGACCGACGTGCCGTCGTTGGTGGTTACGCCAGCCGTGTCGCTGAACGATGGCTCTGCGGCCGCCATCGTGCCAGCCGTCGTGCATATCTGGTAGCTCGCGCCGCTGTTGCGCTTGATGATCGCGCCGAGCGTGGGCGTGCCGGTTGCCTTGGCCGTTGTCCAGTTCGGCGTGTTGGTCAGATCGCCGTTGACGGCCGACGCGCCGGTGCATTCCTGCCAGGTCGCGGTGCCGTCTGTCGTCTTGGCACCGCGCGTCAGCACCCAAGTCGCATCGGTGACGTTCGCCGTTGTGCCAGCGACAATGCAGACAAACACCCGCTCACTGCCGACCGCCGGCGCAGTGAACTGCCGCCGCAGGACGCCGGCAACAACCGCCGTGTTCTGCGGTCTGACGGTGACGGCGTAGTGGCCGGTAGTCGAGCCATCGCCAAAATTTACGTACCAGGTCGTATCGTAGAAGGCCATTGCGCCCCCGCGTTAGAAAATGGTGACCGGCCCGCTGTCCGGAACGTCAGTCCCGATCAGCGTCTTTGGCGCCAGCGGATCGACGAACACGCCGTCCAGCACCGCGCTTCTCTCCACTGCCGCGCTTACGGTGATGGTAAACGCCGCCAGATCCGCGGTCGCGCTCACCGCATCGGTCGCGCGGATGACGATGCCGGCGTAAGCCCCGGCCGTGGTCGGCGTGCCTGAGACTGCGCCGCTACTGCTGTTGAGGGTGATGCCGGCGGGCAGCGCGCCAGAGGCGATGCTGTAGACGTAGGGCGGGACGCCGCTGGCCGCGACGACCGTGAAGCCCGCATAGGCCACGCCCACTTGCCCGGTGGTGACCGGCGTGCCGCCGATGCTGAACGGGATGCCGGCAACCGCATCGAGGGCCGCCCGCGACAGGATGCCCGGCTGCAGTTGCCACATGTCAGGTGAAGTCGCCGATCGCCACGCAACTGACGTTGGCGCCGGTGGTCAGGCTCCAGGCACCGCTGACGCTGCGCAGCCCGAGCGGGATCATGAACGGCACCAGGTTGCTGACGCTGGTCGCGCCGCCGGTAAACACCGTGATCGATATAGCGCCGTCCAACAGATCGATCGCGCCGGGCGAGGTGCTGGCCGGAATGACCAGGATGCCGTTGATCAGGTCGCCGGTGCCGCCGGTCGCGCCCAGAACCTGGCCGGTTTGCGAGGCCGCGACCTTTTGGTATTCCGAACCGGGCAGATGCGTCAGTTGCCGCGGGTCGATCGGCGTCGGCGAGCCGTCGCCCGCCAGCATCGTCACCTTGGGCGACTGCGAGGTATCCGACAATTCGTCGGTTGCCGCGTTGAATGTCAGACCGGCGGCGTTCCTGATAGAAGCATTGTCGGCCATGGGTCACACCATCAGAAGCAGCAGATAGCCGCTGTTGTATAGTTTTGTGTAATCGAGCGAATAATCGTAATCGTCCGGATCGTAGTCATCCGGTATGTCTGGCGCGATGACGGCGCGCACCGGCGGTATTCCCGCCGAGGCCGGGATGTTCCCCGGTTCGAAAATGCTGTTGATGCAACTGTCGAGTGCGCCGGGCATCAGATGTGATCCGGAAACTGCGAGCCGGGCGGCGCAAAGCTTGCGTCGCCGTACAGGTCGCCATAGCGCGATCGCGCCGTGATGCGAACGTCGTCAATGTTGCCTAGAAACGGGTTCTGGAAATCAGACGAACCGGAACCGCCGACGGTGATCGGCACACCCGGACCCCATGAGGCGATGCTGTCGGCGGGCGTGTTGCCGGCCTTCATTACGCCGTTGACGTAGATACGCACCTTGCCGGCCGAGTCCTTGTCAACCGCGAGGTGATACCAGACGCCGTTGACCAGGCCCGCGCCGCTTGTGATGGTCGTGCCGGTTGCGCTGATGCCGTCCGATGACGTGTTGTAGACCAGTTCGCCCGAGCCGGCAGCGTTGTAGAGATGCCAGAACCGAAAGCCGATCAAGCCGCCGTTCTGGCAAAGCAGCATCTGCGGCGGCGAGGCCCCGACCGCTTCGAACCGCACCCATAGCTCGATCGTGTAAGGCCCCGGCGTGAAGTTCCAATAGGCCCAATTGTCGTCTGTCGTCACAAGGTCGCCAGCACTCTGAAACCGGAACGAGGCCGCACCGTATTTCACGTGCGATGCATCGGCATAGGCGGCGCCATGCAGGTCCATACCATTGTTGTAGCCCGAATGATCCTTGACCGGCGTGCTGCTGTCGGCGTGCAGCAGCAGGATGACGTCGTTGAAGAACGGATCGCTGTCGTCGAAGTCGAACGCGCATTTGAGGATCGCCTCGGCGCTGATCTCGTTGATGTAGTTCGCGCCGTGGCTCGACTCGGTGACCTTCCAGACCTCGCTATTGTCGAAGCCGTTGGCGATGTCTACCAGCCGGAACAGATCGCCCGGCTCGAGCGCATAGCCAAACAGCATGGTCTGCAGGGTGAGACGCTTGCGGGCGTTGTCCTCCTGATATTTGGCGTAGGTGACGAGCGACATGCGCGTCGTCGCATTGATCGCCACCGGCAAACTAACGGTTTCCTTGGCGACCGACGACGTGACCGGCACCGGCGACAATGGCCGCGCCGCCTTGCTCGGCATAAACACGTAATCCGCATCGGGATCGATGGTCATCAACTCCAGTTCGCGCGCGACTGTGCTTTCCTCCTGCCGATAATAATTTATGCCTGTCTCAACGAGGTGATCGCGGTGCAGCGCCAGGTCGGGCGTGACGGTGGCGCCCCGGTCGTTCACGCGCAGCTTGTCAGTCTGCAGGATGTCGAGCGTGCGATAAATACGGCTGACAACTTGCAACAGGTTCAGAAAACTTTGATCCTCGGTGAGGATCATCGCCTGCACGATGTCCTGGACGCCTTCGGTCTCGAACGTGCTGCTGTCGTATTCCAGCCAGAGAGAATAGGCGACCAGTTCCAGCGCGCGTCCGAGGTTGATGCCATCGGCCGGCACCGCGCCATCGGTGACGTCGCCGATCTTGCAACTGACAAACGGCAGCTTGCCGCCAAACTCAACCGTCGGCAAATTGCTGAACCACAACATCATCTGCGGGCGGTAGGCGATCGCCTCGGCGCCGAACATAGCGGCCTCGAGCGGGTCGGGGCCCTGCGTTTGGGTCCCAGAATAAAACCGGCAGTCGAACGGATTGCCGAGGAAGCCTGCGGGATCGAGCTCACCTGCCGGACTGCCGGCGGCGAGCTCCCACGCGACCTTGCCGTCGAGCGCAACTTCGTACACCCGCCGCGTGCCGGTGGGATTAACGGGGAAGCCGAACGACACTCCGAAGGAAGCATTGCCGGACGAAAAATACGGCCCGAAGATCAACCCGGCGGTGCCGATCCGCGCCAGGCCGAGCGCGGACAGCGGGATGACCTTGCCATAGAGCGCGTTGGCGACCTCGCTTGGATCGATGCCGGTGACGACCGACACCGCTGTCGGCCTAGTGGAAACAACCGGCGTGCTGGCGGCTGGAAGCGGCCCTGCGGCAATGACGCCCCGCGTTGCGCCATGCCCCGCAGTGAGCGGGACCGTTTCCCAAGGCCCCCATTGCCAGCCGAGGCCCTGCGCCCGCAGTTGCGCGATCGTCTCTTCGTTCTGGCGGCGGATCCATTCGCCAGCAGGGATCTGGGTGTAATCGTACCTTAGGACGCCGTCGACGGGAGGCGGGCTGTCGGACACGTCAGCCGCCCTGGTTTGCGTAGACGCCGATCGAGTGAGGCTCGCCCTGGAAGTTCAGTGCATTCCCGAACTTGGCGTGGCAAGTCGCGATCCTCTTATCGCAGCCCGGCCAGAGGGTCAGGCCCATGCCGACCGCGAGCACGCGATGGAATGGCAGATACGCCGTCAACGAGGCGCCGGTCTGGTTGGCGATCTCGAACGCAACCCCGGTCGCCGTGAGCACGGTGCCGCCGTTGAGATAGTTGTCGGCCGGCGTGATCGAGACGGTGAAATTGAAACGGTTGACGACCGCGGTAACGGTCGCGCTCAATTGGTAGCTGTCCGGGTTGACGCCGCACAGCGACGAGAACAGATCGGTTCGGCACATCGGCGCGTAGGTTTGGATGTAGCCGGTGCCGGCGCCGACCGATGGCCCCCTGACGTCGAAGCTGACATGCCCCGAGGTATCGTATTCGACGGGTTGGATGGTGCCCGAGAACAGCAGGCCAATCGTCGTCGGGTTGGCCCGGTTGACGATATAGAGTTGCACCTCGGCGGCATCATAGAGACCGATGTCGATGGCCGCGGTATCGAACGCGGCAGTTCCGGTGCTGTTGTGCGCGCCTGAGATTTCCATGCTGGGCGTCGTGCCGCCGATCCCATGCTTGACCGCGCTGATCTCGCAGCGGATCGGCAGATAGACGTTGCCGCCGATCGTGATGGCCGACTGTGCTTCGGCGATCCGCATCACGGTGCCGTCGCGTCGGGTGATGACCACCAGGCGCGCCGGCCTCACCACCCGGTCGGTCAACGTCAACGGCAGCGTTTTCATCTATTCGCTTAACACCTCGATCAGCGGGATCGAAGGGATGTCGCCGAAATCGTCCATGGTCATGGAAACCTTGAGCGTGTCGTCGG